GTTTGCGATGTTGGCCATGCCGGACTTCACGGCAGATCCGAGCACAACCAGCGCGACACCGGCTGCGATGGCAAGGCCTGCGGCAGTGACGCTCATCGAGGAGAGAGCCGCCTTCAGTGCTATGACTGACGTGCCGGCTCCTATCGCTATCTTACCGATGGATATGGCCATGTCTCCGAATGCGGAGATGGCTGCGTTGGCGAACTCGGACCAGCCCCCCTGACCTGTTGCGAGGTCTCCCAGGAGCCCGCCGAGTGACTCAGAGAGGGAAGCGACACCGGATGCCATGACGTTCTTCAGGGAGTCCGCAGCCTGCTGGATCGTTTCCTGCCATTTCTCCGCGTCGAGCTCCATGCCGACGGTGAAGGTGATGCCGGCAAGTTCTACCTCGCAGAGTTTCTTGAAGGTATCGAAGTCAGGAGGCAGGAGCTTGGTGGGGACAGGAACTACTTCTCCGGAGAGAGTTGTAGATCCAATGGCCTGGACTCCGCCTGCGTCACGGATTGCCTGGATGCGCTGGATGTTCTTGTCAATCTCTGACGTGGAGGACTTGATGGAGTTGGACAGGCGGTCCACCTGGGAAAGGGCGTCAGTGGAAGAAGCCAGCTGCCCCTGCCAGCGCTCGTACAGGGAGACGACATGCTGCATCTCCTCGTAGGAAGATTCTGTCTCCCCTGTCATTTTAGACTGTAGGTTGTACAGCCTCTCTGAGATCATCTGCTGGAGTGACGTCTTCCGGTTGATCATGCTCCGGATCTCGTCCTCTGCTTTCGCCCTGTCGGCAGCATCCTTCGAGCGATCTCTCAGTATTCTCCGCTGCTCGGCTATCTGCGAGTCGATTGCAGCTACCTCCTTGCGGACGTTCAGCTCCAGTTTCAGAACGTCGGCTACCTGGCTGGCGCGATGTTCGTTCCTGTCGGCAGCTGCCTCCGCTTCATGGGAGGCCTCCTCTACCTTGTTGAGTGCGCTGACGATGCCCTCTCCGTTCCAGATCATAGACACAGCCCCCATGGCTTGGGCTTTGAGTTTCACCCAGCCTTTCTGCCACTCCGACATGGTATCGGCGACACTCTTGCCGACTCCGGCATTCGCATCGTGCAGCGCCTGCTTGTAGGTGTCTATCCAGGCCTGCGTGGAGAGCTTGAGGTTCAGCCCGTCCATGGTGTTCCCGAAGGCCTCTGCTTCGGCCTTCAGGGCCTTGAATGATGTGATTGCAGCCCCGAGACCGAGACCGGCGATTCCGGTCGCTACGGGGCTGATAGATTTGAGTATGGTGCCGAAGGCTGCTGCGCCCTCGTTGCCGGTCTGCTGGAGTTTGTTCCCAAGGCCCTGGAGGGCGCTGGAGAACTGGCTCAGCTTCCCGGTGTCTATACCGATGGCAGAACCAATGGAGGCAAAGGCATCAGAGGAGACCTTGTTGAGGTCCCTCATCTCCTGCTTCACCTTCTTTACCCCTTTCTCGTAGTCGCCGGTATCGGCACCTATGGCGACTTTCAGTTTCGGTTCGTTTGCCATGTCATTTCCAATTTATTCTGTCAAGGAATTCTTTCGCCTCTTCCGTTCTCTCTTCGTCTGTTAGTGATCTCAGCCGTTCAAGGCCTTCATCGTAGTCGGGATCTTCGTCCCAGGGCAGCATCATGAACTTTCGGATGTCTCTTATCTGGTGGTCGGGCTTCAGTTGTATGTTAAAGAGGCGGACTCCGACCCCGCGGATTACTTCCGCAACATGGCGCCGGTCCGCCTCCTTATCTGCCTGCCATGCCATCATGGCCTCCCAGAACTCGCCCGGGCGCATCAGGTAGAATTCATCCCTGGAGAGACCGAGGCGGGAGATTGCCCAGCCCCGGATCTGCCCGATAGTCAGTCTCAGCCTTCCTGTGTCTCCTTTTTTTTTGCGTCGGGTTCCACCTCCACCTGGGCGGCGGACTGACGCACATAGATGTTCATGAAAGCCTCGACGTCTGCCGGGCGGATGATCGCCCCCACATCAAGCGGGGACAGATTGCTCTCTCGGCCTTCCAGGCGTTCCCCCTCATTGATGGCAGCTGCCATCAGTGCAGGGGCCTGGGACGGCTTCATCTTCCCTACATTGGAGAGACCCTCGTAGGAGTCCTCGCCGATGAACTGGAGGAAGGAAGCCAGGGAGTTCCAGTTGACCTCCACGCGGACCTTGCGCCCGCCGATAGTCATGAAGTCCTTAGGCATAGGCTACGAGACCTTTGTGAAGGTGCCGGTCACCTTGAAGTCGGCGGTATAGGTGCCGTCGTCCTCGGAGTTGGTGCTTTCGCTGTAGCCGGTCATGATGACGGTGCCGGTGTAGTTCTCTCCGCTGGTGCCGCGGTCATAGATAGCAGTGATCTCAGCTGCGGAGCCGGTCTTGAGGGACTGCTCCATCAGAGCATCGCTGTCCAGCTTGGTGGTGCCGGTGGAGGTGTCGAACTCCATGAGGCCGGAGACCCTGAAGGTCACTTCCTGGCCCACGACGGAGAACTGTTTCGCACCGGCGTCATCCTTGGTGATGGATTCCTTCACGGTCGGAGTGACTGTGAGGTCTTCCTGAGTGCGCCCGATGCAGGTCTTGTTGCCCAGCTTCAGCGCAATGTTGTATCCAGGTACTTTTGCCATAGTAATCTATTTTTGTAAGTTATGCGTATTGCTTCAGGGTATAATTCATTTCAATCGTCCACTGGTCTTCGACGCACTCTTTCGTCACGTCTACCAGAAAGGCACCATAGACGTCCGAGTGCATCTCGTCCTCGATGGCGAGCTGGATGTCGTTACGGAGATCGTCAAGCCCATCCAGGGACTGACCGACGATTCGGATCTTCGCATCCCCGGTGTAGCCCTCGATGCCGTCCTTCGAGAGGACCGGCGACGTGGTCATATCGTAGACCACGTACGGGTTGGTCTCCTCGGAGGCCTCCGAGAGGTGTACCTCAACAACGTTACTGATGGTATTCACCAGCTTGTATCGGAGACTGTCGTTGATCATCTGTCGTATAGTTTTTCTTCGTTCTTCTTCAGGGAGTCAGCGAAGGCGGTCATAAACTTGTCTTCCCAGCCGGCGACGGCCTGCTCGAAAAAGAGTTCCGCCGGCTGTCCGACGTTGTTCCTCCTGTATCTGGTACGCCCCTTCACAGAGCTGCTGAAGTGGTGCGACGCATCGCGCCGCGTCAGGGTGCCGTAGTTTTTCCAGTAGGCCTTGAACCAGTCCGGGATAGCGGCATTGGAACCCTTCTTCTTGCCCTTGTTGAAGAAGCCCACCAGGGCGTAGGCGTTGTCGGTACGCTGGCCTTTCGTGACCTTGTAGCCGACGAGCCTGCGGAAGCGTCCGGGTGATTTCTGCCTGATCATGCGGGCAGTCTCCTTGCCGGCGTCACGCATGGCGATCTTCGCCATCTTCACCACGTTGTCGCAGGAGGCGTCCATGCATCTCATGAAGTCATCCATGCCTTCTATCTTAGCGGTTGTTGCCATGGCTAATTGAGAGCATGAATGGTGAGTATGCACAGCGGGGAGTAGCGTGATACCGGGTCGATTGCCGTGATCTCATAGAAGACGCCGTCAATCTTCACCTGCCAGCGGGTATCCAGTTCTGCCACCTTGTAGATGGTGAGCTGGACGAAGTCGCCCTCTTCCAGGTTGCCGGTATTCACCTGTTCGTTCACCCGGCGGTCCACTTTCGCGTACACGTCACGGAAGTCAGAGAAGGTGTAGGTCTTGGCCCCTTCCGCGTTCTGACCGATGGTGCAGCTCCGGAGAGTCACCAGCGTATCCAGGTCGCCTATGTTAATCCTGTTCTCCATCGTCCAGGCCCCAGCTGCGGTAAGGCCGCAGAAGGTTCTGCGAGGCCTTTGCCAGTGTCTCTACGGAGTCCGTAGGATTGTTGAACAGGGAGGCGGCGTGCATCAGGATCGCAGCCTCCATGTCCTCGGGGATGGAGGTGTAGCCGGCTTCGTACGTTACCGTCATCTGCTGGCCAGTCACCTCCGGGGAGATGGTGAGGACGCGCCCGTTGACGCTGTAGTCGGTGACTTCCGCCCCGTCCACCTCAAGGCTCTCAACAGTAGTGCCGGGGGCCTTGAGGATTATCGAGGAAGCGAACGGAGTGGCGGTCTCGAACTGTGACCAGAGGATTACTTTCCCGATGTGGTGTTCCGCGTGACGCACGGCGGCAAGGAGCTTCGCGGAAAGCTCTGCATCCATGTCGTCGCTGGTCATGCGGACGTGGCTCTTGAAGTCATCAAGGAGCGCTGCTGCCGCTGTCGGGTCGTAAGTCCTCTCGGTCATAGCTCAGGAAGGTTTAGGCGGTGGTGATGTCGACGATCTTGCAGAAGGCGGCAGGAGTGCGCACGAGCACGTCGTGGTAGGCGGCTGCGGAGATCTCGAGGACGCCGTTTGCCTTGGCGGTGTAGGGATCTACGATCAGCTGGAGACCGCCCCAGGAACCGACGAGGACCTCGCTCCAGTTACCGAAGATGGCTGCGGAGAAGGCAGAACCGGTGCCGAGGTTGGACGGGATGGCGTTGGACATGTAGAACGGATAGCCGTTCACATTGCCTTCGTTCATCAGATAGTACGGATAGCCGGCGATCTGGGGGATGGTCTTGAGTTTGCCCTGGACCTTTGCGTTGGACACATAGGCGAGGGTGTCGTCGAGCAGGCCGTTGTCGATGCCGACCTCGGTCTCCATCTGGACGAGCAGAGCGTAGGTCAGAGGACCACCGTTGCTGGCGTCGATGGTGATGGAGTTGACATTCGCGGCGGAGAGAACGCCAGTAGGCTGGCCGCTGGAACCGGAACCGGCGAAGATGGCGGCGTCGAGAGCTACGGCGTGGGCCTTCACCATGTCTTCCATGATGAGGTCGTCGAGAGCCTTGCTGGACTGATGCATGAGGTCGTAGGTGACACCCTGGAGAACCTGGAGGCGCTTCGGGCTCATGGTTACCTTGCTGTAAGCGGGCTTCTGCTTGGAAGCGGCGCCTTCTTCAGCGACCCAGGCGGCGTCTGCGCCACCGGATACGAAAGCGACATTGCCCTGGAGGCCATCGAGATAGCGGACACCCAGCTTGCGACCGAGGGTCACATTGCGGAGCTTGCCGATGTAGGACAGGCTGGTCTGCTCGATGAAGGCATCGCCGTAACCACTTTCAGTGGCGTTGGTGTAGTAGTAAGTACGGAGCAGGGAGGAAGGGAGGAACACGCCTTCGGCGGCACCCTTGATGCTCTGCTGGAACTCACGCTTACCTTCCTGGGCCATTTCGGCTTCGATGCCATCCATGGTCTCACCGGGGAGGCTCTGACGGAGGAACTTGGAGATGGAGAAGCGACGGATCTCTTCTTTCTCCTTCGGGGAGAGTACGCGCTGATTGGCGAGAGCCTTGCGGGCTGCCTCTTCAATCTGGGCGTCGCCGAGTTCCCGGGTAAGGGTCTCGACGCTCTCTGCCAGGGTCTTGCGCTGCGCTTCTTCCTGGCAGGCTTCGAGCTCAGCCAACCTGGTGTTGAGCTCGGCGGAAATTTCGTTAGAATTTCTCATGATCTTACTTGTTTTTTGCCATTCGGGCACGCGCCCTGGCGATTGTTGATGTATAGTCGGCAGGCTCTGACGTGACATCGGTCACGAACTCCGAGTCATCTGCTTTTTCTTCAGGGGCATCCCACTGCGCCCTTTCCTCTTCGAGGGCCCTCTTCAGGGCGTTGGCGTTAGAAGGGATGTTGACGACGGACACTTCCAGGAGCTCCTGGCCTCCGTAGTAGTAGACGTTGGGGTCTTCGCCCCTTTCCTCGTCACCCTTGTGTCCCTTCGCAGTGGCGCGGAAGCCCACGCTGACTGCATGCAGGGAGCCGAACTGGAGTTTGCGGAAGATCTTGTCCGCCTTCTCGTTCAACTCCTTCGGTTCGAAGGTGATGCGGACGATCAGCTTCTCGTCCTCGACGAAGGCAACGCCTTTCCCGATGACGTCATCCGGATCTGCGGACTTCGTCCAGGAATCGCCGTACACGTCGTGCATGTAGCCGACGATGCCGTTACTTTCGTAGCGCTTCAGGTCCCACTTGTCCACGGGGAGGACAGTCCCGTAGGAGTCGACGCTGTTGTCCGAGGCCACGAACTCGACGGTCCGCTTCTCCTCGTCCACCTTCCGGATCTCCGGGGCGTCGTTGAATCTCCTGAGTATCTTGTTCTCGTCCATGGCTTACTCTGCTGCGCTGGTGGTCACGTCAATCTGGGAGCCGTACTGGTACTCGCCGTTGAACTTGACGTACAGCTTGATGTTGTACTTCGTGGAGGCGGTGAGGCTGGTAAGAGTCACATTGATGCTCTTGGACGTGCTTGCCTCCTTGTACGACCAGCTGGAGGCGCTGTTCTTCTTATAAGCCACGCCCCAGGTAGCATTGTCCTTATACCATTCGACGGTGCCGGTCACGACGATGCTGTTCTTCGTGACGGTGCCCTTGGTGGGAGCGCTGATGGCAGCTACGTTGCTGCGGAATAGGTTCATTACAGGATTCATAGTTATTCCTCCTTGTTTGCGTCGTCGCCGACGGTTGTATAGTTAAGCGGGATGCGCGGCTCGTCGAGTCCGGGCAGGCGTTTCATGCCTTCGAATTCCCGGGCCTCGTTGGGAGTCATCCAGCCCGCGTTGATGCCCTTCTCGTAGAAGACGGCCCTGGCCTGGGCGTCTCCGCGCATCAGGCCATTCAGGTCGAACTTCACGTGATAGGTGCCCCTTTCCTTGTCGGTGAACAGTTTCAGCTCCAGCTGCTTCTCCAGGCGCTTGCAGATAGGCCTCAGGGAGTATTCCCCGAAGAAGATGTTCTGCTGCTCGATGTTGGAGAAGGTCGCATGGGAGAGCTCGGCAAGCATGTGGGGCGGGATGCAGAAGATCCGAGCGATGTCGTCAATCGAGAAGACTTTCGCCTGGATCAACTGCGACGCCTCTGGCGAGAGGTTGATGGCCTTGTACTTGAACCCATACTCAAGCAGCGGGGTGCTGCCGTTGGAGGCAGTTGCCTGCCAGTGCGCCATGAAGCGGGCGTAGTCATCGTCGCCCAGGGCCTGGTCCGTCTCGATGGTGCCCTTGATGGCCCCGCCGGTCCGGAAGTAGTCGGCAGTGTATTTCTGGGCTGCGATGCCTTCGCCGATGGCAGCTGCGTTGTAGGAGATCGGGTCGACGCCCCAGAGGCCGTTCATGGTGAACAGCATGAAATGGAGCATCTCGTTCTCAAGGTATGTCCCATCCAGGAAGGCGAAGTCCTTGTCCATGGCCTTCACGACATACATCTTCTGCCCGTCTACGAAGACCACCCTCACCCAATCCGGGTTGACCGGATGCAGGGCTGCGGGTTTCCCCTTGTCGTACGTGATGACGGCGAGGGCGTTGCCCTTCCCCATCAGCCAGGCGATAAGGGTGAACCAGAAGGTGAAGACGTCCATGTAGGAGTTCGGACGGACGTAGAGAAGGTGATGGGCAGGGTGCTTGACCGCAGGCTCGTAGCCTCCGTCCTCGTTCCTGATCATGACGGACTTCGGGAGTCCGGCAATGTTCTCCGCGAGGAGCTTGATGGCTGCGAATACGGCTGTGAAGCGCAGGGCTGTCTCCGTATTGACGGTGACGCCTGCGTCAATGCCGTTACCATACACCGACGCCCAGGAGCCGACTGTATTCGTCGGTCCCAGGAGCCAGCTACGCAATGCGGCCCGTAGGCCTTTCCGTTTGGGTTCCTTCGCCATAATTCAAGGGGCAAAATAGTAACTTCTTTTCAAAGAGATGCAGCCTTCTGCCCGCTTTAATTATACACTTTGGAGACTTTTGCAATACTGTTTGATAATAACGAAAAAGGGCGCCCAGAAGGACGCCCAGACTTGGTCAGAAGGGTAAATAACAGTATCAATCACTATTCCACGGATTTTCACCGCGCCCAGTCCTCTGGCAGGGCATATAAATGAAACATAATAGCCGCAGATATTGCGGTTTGGGTCATAACGATTTCAGGTAGTATGGCTCCAGGACCTCATCGGTAATGATGCCCTCGCCCTTGATGTCGCGGAGCGTCTTGAAGACCTTGTAGACATTCTCCACATCCGCGGACTTGTCGGCATAGAGAAGGATCAGTCTTGCAAGTTCATTGCTCTCTTCTTGCCACACGGGTATGTTCTTCCAGTTCTTCTCGGCGTCGACATCGTAAATGTCCTGCGTGAGTTGTTCTGCGAAGTACAGCGCCTTTTTGCAGTGGTCGGCAAACCTTGTGAAGTTCTGCTTCTTCTTCTGCTGGATCCTCGCGCCCTCCATTTGCAGACGCCGTTCCACATCGCGGAGCATCAGTTCCGTTGCCAGTACCGTCATATAGGTGCAATTTATTAGAACATTATCAACCGATTGTGCCATATCCTATCCTCCGTAGTAATCATCCTTCATCCAGCCTTTATTCTCACCCTTCGACTTATTAAATCTCTGTAACACTTCTTTGTATTGCTCATCAGTCAATCGCGTGAATGTGAATACTCCTTGCTTGTTGTTCTTCACGGCGTAGAGTATTGTGTGCAGCCGTTCAATATCTTCGATGGTCATTTCAGCGTCCTCCATTATTTTTCGGTAAATACATCCAGTGTGTTACGCCAGGGATGTTCCACCCGTCATAATCTATCGCGATGTTCTTATCTACGATGTGGCCGAAGCATATCATATGTGAGTCCTTAATATACTGTCCGTTGGTAACATCAGTAAGCACAATGACCTCCAAGGTCTTTCTCGGCTTCTTTGTATCCCCAATAATATCCTTTGGACATGGCGTCTCTCTCATAGGAATCGCACATATACTCTCTCTGCGCAAATTCATCTGCCCTTTGAGATATAATTTTGTCAATGATTTGTTTGTCCATTATTCTTTCTCCATTATTTCGTCGATAAGTTCTCTCAATTCGGCTCTCAGTATCGGTGTAGGTTGCGCATCACCGAGAAGTTCTGAAAGGCGTGATTCAATGAGAGAAATAATATCTTTCTCGGCCTGCTCGTAGCCGTCATTATAGAACTTCGCAATTTCTCCTACTTTGAATTTGGTCGCCTTACGCGTACTTGCATAGTTGTACGCTCTTTCTTCTTTCGTCATTGTTCTTCCTCCTCCACGATTATGACTTTTACCTTGTCGCCATCCTTAATGTCGTCGTAGCCATAGCCAACGAGGTTTACCCATATTTCACAATCATCTGGATGGGCCACTCCATCTAACGCATCCTCCATCATCAGCCGCTTCCCTTCTTCCACGCCTTTCTGGAAGATGACTGTATCTTCGGGGAGTGGCACCTGTCCCTCCATCCACTCTGCTCCGGCTTTGAAACAGTCTTGAGCTATACCATCACAGGTTCCCATATCATATTGATGTGCGAATTTTTCTGCCGCTTCGTCCAAATCCACCTCCGCTGGCTTCTGCTCTCCTGTCAAATACAGGTAATCAGATAATTTGATTGAGCCGTTTTGAAATAACTGGTACAGGATTTCCTCTCTTGATATAGCGGGTTTCTGCTCGTCATCAAGCATTTGCCCGTATTTGGGATTTTCCTCGTATTTGGGGCCACCATTTCCCGTCTTGATAACCCATTTCGGCTCCTTGCCAAATTTCCTATCGTTGTAGCCTTCCATGTACCAAGAACGCTGGATAAGTTCAATGTTTGGCTTCTGCTCTTTCTCCAACTGCGCGTCTATCTCATCGGAACTCTCTTCATCACCTCAGGGTCGCAGTTAGCAACACACTCATCAAACAAGGCGTTGCGTTTGGTGTAGTGAGGCTCTTTCTGCTTTTCAAGGAAATCAATTACACACCCAAGATGCTGCATTGTTCCAACCATCAGTCCCTCCATCTTGAAGATTGATCTGCCTTCATTGTAAAGGTCTTTGGCTATCCTTGCATTTACCAAATCGGTTATACAAGAGTTTATTTCTCCATACAACTGCTTGGATTCCCTAATTATGTCTTTCTTTTCGTAGTCCATATTACATGCTAATTGTTCTCAATGTATGATCGTGGTATGCTGGTTTCTTCTCTGCTGTCTTCGTGAGCCAGCCGCCGGCGGCGTCGACAAGGGCCACGACCCCGTCTATCTTGTTCCTGGATC